GATAACTTCTGCTTTGACTAGAGCACAACCAAATCCACAGCCGGCAATTTCAACTAAAGGTCTACCCTTTAGCTTTTCATACGGCATATTGCTTACTCCGCCATTCTGATTGTGTTCATATATTTCTAAAATATGTAATCCAGGTTTACGTTGTATGTATAAACCGCTGACAACATCCTTATCGTGCGATAGCAACTTTGACAGTGTGTTAGGAGGGAAGCTAATATCACTATCTACACTGAATAGATAATCAAATCCTTTTACTACCCAGTCGGCAATCAAGTTGCGTACCTGATCAATATTGTATCCGTAAAAATATTGGAACGTTGCTTCGTAGCCCTCGGGGATGATTAAGTCATAGATACTTTTAAAAGTTTCCGGTTCAATATTACGAGCTGTTGGAATTGCTATGAGAATCTTTTTTTTAGATGGATTCATTTTTTTAATAATAGATTTAGCTGCTACGTTTTGTTCAATAGCATTTACTTTGTAATCGTTGAGTGGATTAACATCATTGTAATTATATACAATATCTTGTAGACATTTAACTTTACTAGGATCAGCATTTTCGATTAGTGCATAGAAAATACTGCCGTCACCGCCTGCCTTATACCATGCACCTGTGTCATCTTGGAATAGGCTATCGTCTAGACCGTCAATTAACTGTTGTTTAAATGTGCGTAGGTGTGTGTAAGGTAAGATCCAATTAAAGTGATGATTCCTGTATTCTTTGCTGTTCTTTACGTGCTCGGGATAAGGCTGACTAATCAATGGAATATTATCAACCATTGACCAGCAACTACCGTAGGTAAATTCTGTTGTGCCGTCATACACATTGTTATAGTAGCTGAACACAGTGTTGTCATTAACTAGACTGTCGTCACCGTCGAGTATCATTACAATAGCATTGGGATCTTGTAGACTTCTAAATGTATCTATTTGATTTTTTACTGCGCCTACGTTATTTTGATTTTCAATAACTTCAAACTTGGCTCGAATGTGTGCAGGATAGGCTGACAGTGCAGTGTACAATGCTTCCAGTGTATTATCAGTACTTGCATCGTCTACCAAAATACATCGATAGTTGTCGTAGTCTTGTGTAGCAATACTGTTGATGCAACGTGCAATATAATTTTTGCAATTGTAGAATGTGCTAACAACCACAATAGGTTGCTCTGTTCCCGGCTTGTAATCTTCTAATTCAACTGTATTATGAAACTTGCGATTGTAAATCTTGTGCAGTCTGTGGTTGATTTTGCTAACAGCACGATAGTCACTGCTGCTTAGATAATGTCCTGTCTTTTTATAAAAATGCTGCTTCCATTGCAGTGCTACACTGTCCCAACCCGCAATGTCTTTAACAATGTTGCAATAGTATTGTTTCTGTTGATGTAGATACGGATTACGATATGCTTCTACCGTGGTCTTGACAAACTGTTCAACCTGTGTTGGTACACTGATATCCGGAAACAGTCCATTGGGTTCAATAGCATAGTCAATTAAGTAACAAGCACCTGCCACTGCAATTTCTTCTAATGCACCAAAGCGGCAAGTTATGATAGGAGTGTTGTAGCATAAACTCTCCATTGATGAAATGCCGTAGGTTTCCGGAAACGCTGCCGGATACAGCATGAAGTTAGCAGTAGTTAGTATATCGGCAATTTCTTTCTGCGGTATAACACCTGTAAATTCTATACCTTGTGCTGCTAGCTGCGGATCAGCAGCCATCTCGCGCCAATCTTTTTCTTGTTGATCAGGTTCTGCATTTGTGCTAAATCTATAGTAGCCGCCTATGACTTTTAGTTTAGCTTCAGGTATATGTCGCTTGACATGTGGCCAGATCATTTTAACCAGCGGAATCATTCCTTTGGTCACTGATGCATTATAAACAAACAAATTCTTATCTTTGGCTTTGATATCCACTTCGCGATTATAGATGCGTACACCGTTACGTGTGATGAACATCTTACGCTTTAGTACTTCGAAGTTTCGTCTGCGGCCATGATGACAGTTAGTAACATAGGTTAGGTGGAAATCGCTTAGTGTAAAGATGTCTGTAATTCTATCTGCAACAGCAAGCTCTTCGATCAAGTTATCGCCTAGACAGAATGTGTCGTGCATCCACAATACTCGCATTTTAGCTTTACTGATAATCCTGTCGTATAGATTCATAGACATGAATGGTACACTGCGATTATCGTTTAATCTCGGATAATCTTTCGGATCAGTGAATGGAATAATTGTGCGACTGCTTATAACAATATCAAACTCGTGATTGTTAGCTAGATCTGTAAGTGGCCTATAAGTTACTGTGTCGTACTTGCCAGGTACTGCATGATCAATGTTACAGTTATTGAACACTGTAACATCAAATCCAATTTGTGCGAGTTCCCTACTCATTAGGATAACAGCACTTTCGCTGCCTCCTAGTCCTTGTTTGAATACCGTAGTTCCGTCGTATGGGATGCCGATAATATCTATAATAGCTAGCTTCATGCTATTAATTATACAGTATATCTTAGTAGGGTCAATGATATTGATTTTTACTCATTGATCGGATAATGCTCGTGAAATTAATCTTTTAATAATCTAGGTAAGACTCTGTCAGTGCTGTAAAGTTAAGAAGTTTGGAAAGGACCTGCAGGTGCCGTGAAGTTAGCAGTGTAACGTGCTACACCATTGGTAATTCTGAAGTCACTAATGTATCCGTTCAAATAATCACCAGCCTGGCCTCCAAAGTTTTGAAACCCCAAAATTGCCAGAAGTTAAATTCAACAAAAACGGATACGAAATCCGTACAGATATCCTAGATATGGCAAAGGGACTAGTAAGCGAAGAATTTCATTCCAAATTTCAAGGTTGGGAAATGACTGCTACTCGTGACGAGAAGACTGGTCAGATCGTTACCAAAGTTGGTATGCCAGAGTTTCCAGGACTTGAAAAAGTTCTTGAGACAGCGGAAAAAATGTATAGTTTTGTCAATGCTGGTGCTAAGAAATAATTTTATAATAATAATATTAGGGCATAGCCCAAACATAATATAGTAAGTAATGAAAAAGGACCCGAAGGTCCTTTTTCTATAGTATTTCGCTGTTACTGAGTCAGGGAAACACCTGTAGGTGGTGTAAAGTTAGCAGTGTAACGGGCAATACCTAGGGTGATTCTAAAGTCACTAATATAACCATTGACACTATGAGCAGCACTAAAGCTACTGCCACCTATATATATAAGACCGGTAGCAGATGCAAAATTAGTTGAATTAGAAGTAGTGGAGCCAACTTGTGTTCCGTTAACAAATAATCTCAGTGATGTGCCTGATCTGGTAGCTGCTATATGAGTCCAAGTATTTGCTACTACTGCTGTGGTCGTCACATTTAATATAACCGCGTTTCTTGCGTCAAGCTTCAGTTGGGTGGTGCTCCAATCGTAACCAAATGACACTACCGATCCTCCATCGTCAGGTCGTAAAAACGAAGAAAATGTACTAGTGTTTGCCATGTTTACCCAAAGTTCTATAGTAAAGTCGCCTGTACCAAAATTTATAGAGGCACCGCCTATATAAGTCAAACTATCCCCATTACCGTCAAACTTCACGCTTTCTGTGCCGGTGAATTTAACTACTGTGGTGTCAATTTTAGCATCACCCACAGTTTCATAATTGTTCATTCCCGAACTGTCATAGACACCAGCACCGGTTCCGTTGATCAATAATACAGTGTTTCTAACTGCTGTTAATGGTGTGTTTTGTGGTACGAAATTTGAGGTGTAGAGTGCGGTACCTTTGACATATCTAAAATCGCTGATGTAACCAGTAACACCTACTGGGTTAAAAGCAGTCCAATTGGTTGAATTAACGCCTAACCATAATCCGTTAGGTCCAGCTAAATCATATCGACTACTCAATGGTTGTGCTGCACCAGGTGCGCTGACCGCTGTTCCTCCTACTCCATTTACATACACTTTAATAAAATTACTCGAACGAACTAGCGCAATGTGGTTCCAGCTATTAGTTGATAAAGTAGCCGACGACGGAAATAGCGCGGTATATTGTACAGAGCTCGTATTACTGCCGCCGCTGATAAAGATACTTGCGCTTTTGTTAGTAATCCAAATAACCCGCTCACTGTTATATGCTTCTTTGTAAGTGCCGTAGTTTGCTATTGTGTAATCTGCCAAACCGCTAGTTGAGTAAACCCATAACTCCATAGTGAAGTCTTGACCGGAAGCAAAATTCATTACGGATGTGGTATTGGTCTGAGCAGAACCAATCCAATCATTGGTACCATCAAAGCGTGAACTACCGCCAAACACTTGTGGTGTATAACGTTGTCTAGTAGTGTAAGCGACGTTGAATGGTGCGAATTGGGATGGTATCGTGTTACCAACCGCAGTTATTGCAAAATTGTTTGTACTGTTATCTATGAAAGTATTAGATTGGCAAGTCAATAAACTTGTACCTGCGATAGCAGTTAGTGGTTCAGTAGGTACTGTTATCGTAGTAGATGTAGCAGCGTAGGGAGCAGAACCAGTAGCACCATTATAAATCCTAACGTTACTAATATACCCCACATGGCCTCCGCCCCCAGCAATGATGCCAAAACCAATATATAAAGCACTGGCACTGGTTTTTGCAGCAGTGTTCAATCCGTTGAAAGATGTTGCCCTAGTGCCATTGATGAACAAAGCCCAGTCTGCATTTGTTTTGACCAATGCCAAGTGATACCACTGACCTGCAACAGGAACGGTACTAGAAGGAAGAACGCCGATCCCCGAGCTGCCAGGTGCACCAGAAGCTCCCCAATTTATAGCAATTTGACTAG